CGAGAACGGCAAACCCCTGTCACCTGCCGAACAGAAGCAGATGGAAGCCGACATCGACAGTAAGGTCATGATGGCGGCAGCGGGTGCCAAGTCAGTCGGTAATCTGCCATCCAAGATCAAGCAGTTGATCGAAGAGATGAAGCGCAGCCAAGTCGATTGGCGTGACGTGATGCGTAGGTTTGTCGGTGGCGATCAGCCAGATGACTACAGCATGCGCAAGCCTCAGCGCAAGATGTACCACATGAACGGCATCGTGGCCCCCTCAGTGCAGAAGATCGGTGCGGGTGATGTTGTGGTCGGTATCGATACGAGCGGCTCTGTGTCGGGCCGTGAGCTATCGTTCTTCCTTGGTGAGTTGAATGCGATCAGCCAAGACATCAAGCCACAGTCTGTTACGATCATCACATGTGACGCAGAAATCCAAACCGTGCGCCGTTACGAGCAGGGTGAGGAGATCGAAAAGATTGAGGTCGGTGGTCGCGGCGGCACACTGGTATCGCCTGTCTTCCAGTACATCGAAGACAACAGTCTGAATGTAGACAACATGGTTTACCTGTCAGACATGTGCGTCAACGACTACCCAGAGGAACCACCCTATCCAACACTGTGGGTGTCCTCATGGAACCAAGCAGCCCCTGCACCTTGGGGGCAGACAACATACATCCAGACATAGGAGTGAGAGGTGGAGATAAAGCTAAACGATCTAGAGGTTTGGACACTGTGGATGATCCTAGCCTCTAGCATTAACGAGGGTGACATACTCGAACCCTTCTACGACAAACTTAGCGAGAGAGTTTCAGAAAAAAATCTGAACTACAAAAGAGTGCGGTAGAGATGCGCGACGAAGATGAAATAGACAAGATACTCAAGCAAGAGGGCGTTGATATGACGCCCTTTGATTGGGTGAAATGGAAAATGCTTGGCCCAGATTATTGGCTAGGCAGTGGTGACCCAGAACTGCCGCTATCAGCGGATGAATTAGAACTGGGCGTAGAGAATGGAGAACTGGAGAACATACATATGAAACACAGAGGTTTATTTGCAATCAATGTAGACCCATTGAGGTGCCGCCATGTTAGAAAGCAATGCGGTCTGAAGCAGACTGAAGCAGCCAAGGCAATTGGCATAAACATGACCTACATGTCTCAATTCGAGAACGGCAAACGTAAGATTGAGAAGACCGTTCTTACAAAGATGGCTGAGGTCTATGGCGTTGAAGAGAGGAACTTGAAATACACGTCAGCAAAGCCTGATCCATTTCTCACTGGCCCTATAACTGAACACGGTACACCGATATCAGACCTGCCCAAGCATAGTAAGGTGGCTCAGAAACTAAAGCTGAGTGCCAACACAAGGAGAGAGCTATCTCTTCAAGCAGAAGGTCTGCGTCAGGGTCTTGCTATTATGGTTGGCAAAGAGAACGTCGAGCCTGTGTTGGCTATTTGCCGATCAATAATACAATGTGAAAATGATGCGAACAGATGATCCTTGGCCCTGCGATTTGCGGGGTTTTCTTTTAGCCATGTTTCAGTACGATATTGTGTGGAAACCTGACGGAGATGAGGAGCCACCATTTTGAGGGAGTACCAATGAACATACAGGAACTGAAAGCCCTACTGCAATTAGGGATACCATACGAGCAAGCATACGCGCAGTGTTGGGGTGACCTTGTGCGTAGCGAAAACCATAAGAAGAACCCCATGTTTCGTGACCCAATGAAATCGCAGAAGAACGCAAAGGGAAAGGCGGGTCGCATCAAATACGATAAGACATTGAAAGAGGCCAGAAAGAGAAGAGGATTTTTATGATTGAATACTTTTTTGCTCTCTACATAGAGTACACAATCAAAGGCAGGGATATCGAAACCTTCCTGATAGTGCCAAGCCACGAGGCTTGTCAGATAGCCATCCGCGATAACGAAGATATGTACCAATACTTTGGCGCAGATGGTGACGTAAACATGTGGTGCCTAGAGACAGGTGTCATGTCCCAATCAATCAGACCAGTATTGAGGCCAGACAATGGGTGATGAAGCACTGAACAAAGAACAGCAAGCTACCCTCAGATTTCTAAAGAATGAGGTCAGCAAGTATGAAGAAGAAGCTAATCGCAAGAACTTCCATCCGAACATTCAACACGATCTGTGGAGAGCAAGGATGGAGCTAAAGAAATACACCACTGAACTACGTGATCAGGGTGTTAACATATAAAAGTTCAATAGAACTAAAGGAGTGGAAGATGAGCAATGAAGAAGTTACGAACCGTCAACAAATACGTGCTGACATACTAGATACAGCTAAAGAATACGTCACAAAAGATCGTGCAGCAGATCACGGCGACATGGAAGATAACTTCCTTACTATCGCAGCGTATTGGAACACGCATCTTGGTATTTATTCGATTGGGCCACAGGATGTTGCGGTGATGATGGCTTTGCTAAAACTTGCGCGGATCAAGCAGAACGAGAAGCACATAGACAACTGGGTAGATGCCTGTGGTTACATAGCCTGTGGTGGAGAACTCATTAGCGACTAGATAAAACAAGAAGGAGTGGAACAATGAAATATACTAATCCATATCGTAACAATTACGAAGCAATCCGCTATCTGTCAAAGATGATTGACGGATACTTTGAAGGTCATGGCTTTTGTGACAGGGGTAAGAAAGAAATATCTGACAACCCAGAACAGTTTGGTTGGAAGTCACACGACTACCCGCATGCGCCAGAGGCTTTCAAGTATCTACCTCAAGAAGATGTAGGTACAGCCGCTAGATATGGCATGCAATTGTTTAAGCGCATACGCGACTTGCGCAGGATCAATCGTGAGGTGGACACACCCAAGACCACCATACAAAAATCGAAAGAAGCCTCGCAGCTTAACGCACAAACATCTCTTAACTCTGCATTCCCATCCATCAGTTGGGATGTTGAACCTTTTATGAGAGGTGATATTAGCGTCGAGAAGGGACGAGGGACATGGGGTAGTTCCAAATACGTGGTTAGTGTTCCTGTCACTTGGAACAAGAAGGTATTCGACAACGGCATTGCTGAGGTCAGAGCGGGTGATGGCATGCGCTTTGTTCTGGATGCCAAGGAACGTAAGCTCGAACGTCTTAATGATATCGGCATACGTGCATTCTCTACTGCCGTACTCAAGGTCAAGAACAAAGAAGCCAAGATTGAGAACGCTTGGGTCATGTCATACGAGACATCTGATGATCCTGTTCTGGCAGTTCAGACTGAGTTCAACAAGTGCGAGAGCTTGATGCGTAGACGTATCAAAGATACGGTTACTAAAGAGCTACTTGATTTCTAAAAAAGAGGGCGGCGAGAGCCGCCCAAGTATGGAGCATTAACCTATCGTAACACGAGGTGATATTTGAACAAAGAGCTAAACGCTGATGAGATACTAGACCTTGTGCTTAGGCTACCATCATCAGCAAACAGAGAGCAGGTATGCGACTTGATTGTGAACGTGATCATGGCGTATGGTATGGCAGAAGACTTTCCAATTATGTCCTTGATTGTTAATCAAATACTTGAGCAGATCGATGATCATGAGGGCATAACAATACATTAGTTCGTTAACATTTCGCTCATGTTTGCCTTGCGGACTAATGTGAACTGGCAGGGATTGAGTGTACTGCTCGACGCTCTCCCTGCTTTTTTTATAAAAAAGGGCCACCCGAAGGTGACCCAGTATCATAGAGTGGAGAGGACGTGCTACATATGGGTGTAGAACAATATCCTGACACAAGAACTAGCATGCACTTTTGCATAGGTCAAACCGATTCAAACAACTTGTCAGTTAAGTTGCCGATAAGTCGCAGTGTTTCTCTACAATTAAGAACTGCTTAGAGGGGCCAGTCGTCATCATCTACCTCAGAGTATGGCACTGGTGCGTCAAGTATAGGATCAGGTATATGCTTCCTGTACGTTGATGTCGGGACATCGAACTCAAGCTCTGTGTCCCCCTGCTTTCCAACCCATGAGAAGCGACACTTCCAGATATGAATTTCAGAAACCCTAGAGTGTGCCGGATCAGGTCTGTGAACTGTTAGACCTACGTCAGCTTTCGCAAACCAAGCGGCACTACCGGATATGTCATAGCCTTTTGGAGCGGGAACTTTTCCTGACTGATCGCGCATCATCTTTGTTGGATGGGCTACGAACCACAGGTGTATACCGTGCGCCTGAGCGAAGACACGCAGCCGTGTCAGCATGTCAGATATCCATTCAGTTTCACTGACGTTGGCATCCCTCTGGATGTAGTTGTATGGGTCTACGATTGCACCGCGTACACCGTGCCGCATCACTGCAATCTTCAAGCGTTCGATGATACTATCGACTGACGACATGGAACCGTCTGCCTGATACAGAAAAGAAAAGTGCGATTGAACAAATTCCTTTCCCTTGCGCAGCTCGTCTGGCGTTATCCGATCCATTGCACCTTCAAAGAAAGGCTTGCGGATATACTTGCTGATGAGCTTGGCAATATGAAGACGCGGTTCGTTCTCGAAAGAACAGATCGCAAACTTCCAACGCTTCTCTTGTGCCATGTTCACCATGATCTGATCTATGAACTCAGACTTACCAGACGATGGGTGACCAGTGACAACAGTTAGCTGACCAGTGACAACGGTATACAAATCATCGACATTGTCGTAGCCAGTACTCTCGCCACGCCCCATGCCTTTCTCGTAGATGTCATCGATCTGATCATAGAAATGTTCTGCATCGTATAGACCTGCGACAGGCCACGGCTTGGCCTTTAATAAGACATCATCCACCTTATCTTTGCCGTGTTTCAGAAGGACATCGTTGCAGTCTTTGCATCCCTCTGGGTACTCAACCTTGAAGCATCTATCCTTTCCGATACGACGAGCGATCTCTTCCGCTGTTGCCTGACCTGCAGGGTCTGCATCCATAGCGATGATGATACGACGAGCGGCATCGATCTTTTTCTTTGCTGCCCATAAGAACTTGAATTTATTATCTTCTTTCGGATCGATGTTACCATCGACAACCTTTATGACCGCGCCATTTGGTATTGATACAACGCTTTCGTAACCTGTCTCCATGAATGCAAGCGCATCCATTTCCCCCTCGCAAATGATGAGATCATCATCACGCTGCACGTTATGTAAGTTGAAGAAAGTTTGAGGTGCGCCATTGCAAATGAACGCCTTGCTATCGATGGATCGTATCTTCTGTGCATACTCTTGTCCCTCATGGTTTTGATATGGGAACAGGATGCTTGGTGTCTCATGACCTATCGATTGGAACCATGTGACGGATGACTGAAGGTTTGCTTTCTCTGCTGTTTCTGCACTGATGCCACGGCTTTTTAGCCACGCCAGTGCCGCCTCAGTAAGTGAGGTCTTGTCTATCTTTTTGGCTACGGACATTGTTTCCACTCTGTTTATTTTTTCTACTCGCTCTGCCAACGGAACAATCCCCTGCTGATTGCAGTGCCAACACTGAAACAGTATCTTGTCTTGTTCTATTTTTAGAGAGAGCGTTCTATCGGTTTTGTTTTTGCGGCTTGGACTACAGCTTGGGCATTTTATTTTATGTTGACCTTGCCCTAATCTGTACGCCTCGCCACGAACTTGTTGTTCGATTTGCACGGCTATCTCCTACTCTGATTTGCCCATCATAGCGAAGACGGATACGAGTAGTCAACTTGCCAAATTTTTCCCGCCTAATATATAATATATATAC